ACGGGTGTCAACTATCCCGAGGCGCATAATCTGCTCCCTCCAGATGGTAATCATCATATCTGCCCAATCCTTTTCCCATTTGCGGATGTCTTCCTCCGTGACGGGCCGTTTTATTTGCCGTTCTGCCATTGTGATTCATCAAATACGAGGTCAATAGGCTCCGAAGTATAGAGCGTGAAATATAAGCCAGTCATGCCGGAGAGATAGTAGCGCCCGAACTCCTTGTTAGGGATGGAACGAGTCTCAAACTGTACATACTGCTCCTCATAGGTGTACTTGTCGTGGATGATCTTCGAGACGAACTGCTTGAAGATCTCACGGCAAAGGTCGAGCTCTTTCTGCCGTGCATCCATATCGGGATAGTCGTAGGCGGAAAGGATCATGACGGTGAAGGCACGGCGCTTCGTAAAGTTGTACGTGCCATCATCCGATGAGAGATTCTCCGTCGATGTATCAGAAACGGCCACAAAGCGGCTGTAGTCACGGTACTCATCTAACAGTCCTTCGAGATTATCCGGGCCCGAAATGGTTACGACATGAAACCCTTTCTCCTGACAGAGCTTGTTCTGCTCCGTCATATCCTTAAAGTATGATATCGCGTCAAACATAACCTTTACTTTTTCATCATCTTCTTGATTTCCTCTGCCTCTCTCGCCTGTGCATCTAACTCTGTCAGCGCCCGGAGTGTCGATGTGCGATTGAGGATCTCATCCTCTTTCGTCACGTCACCCTTGGTAAGCATGCGTATCTGCGCGTTCATCAGTTCCATCTGCGAGGCGTCACCTTCACCGTCACTGCCTTGTGGCTTTAGGAAATGAGGGAACATCTGACCGAAGCGGTACTTCACGGCATTCCACCAGAGGAGCACGGCCTTTCCGTCAAATTCCGTAAGAATTCCGCGTTTTGTCTCCGGCATGTCATAGAGGATCATGGCCATAGACTTGAGGTTGTCTTCTTTCATCGTCTGGATGAATCCCTGGTAGTAGTTCTCGCATTCGAGGTACTTGCCAAACATCAGGTCGCGCAGGTCGAAAGCCGCGGCCTTGCATCCGTGCATCGTCTCGAGGCGTACGTTCATCTGCTCCGGATGCGTCACCCATCCCACCTGCTTCATCATCCATGGCAGCAGCTCTTGATTGAGCACGAACTTCTTTCCCGTGGAAGGCTGATAGCAGAGAAAGCCTTCTGGCAACTCAGTGTCTACCGTCACGTGCATGAGGTTGAAGAGCGCTGCTGTCTGAATCCGGAGCAGTCCGTCCTTGTCACCGTCGTAGATGACATAGAGACGGATGATCATGCGGAGCTGACCTTGCGTCAGCTCTCCCCATGACTCCGGGACCTTGAACGACATTTTCTTCGCAACGAACTCACGCTGTGAAGAAGAAGGTTGAGTCTTCTTTCTTGTTTTCATAGTGCTCACCGTGTAAAGCCTGGTACAATTTCGATGCCTTGTACTCAGGATAGTTGTCGATATTCCGCTCCATGTGGTCGCGCAGTCCCCAGATGGCTGCATCGATGTGTGGATCACCATTGATGCGCTGCACGATGCTGGCGGCGATATATCGGAGCGCATGGTTCATCAGCTCATGGTCGTAGGACGTGAGCTTATTCGTGCGGATCTTTTCGAGGAGCGCTTTATAGTACTCCGGAGAAATCTCACGCGCCACTGACATATCACCGTCGTGTCGATAGGTGAGAACTCGCTTCCAGCTATACATCATCGACTGGTCAGGATCAACGGGACCGAACCTTGCAAGCATCTCAGGATCATAGTACAAAGAGGCTATCTCATCTATGGCGTTCTGACTCTCGCCCCATCCGTCGAGCTTGACGAGTTGCTTGAAGATTCGGCTCTTGACAAGCAGTCCTTTCCAGCACATATCACTCCGCAATCGGTCGACACGATCCTTGGAGGCAGGGGCGGTGTCTTGCGTAGAGACGACGCCGAATCCGGTTCCCGTCAATACGAGGTCGAGCGATGGAATGGCGAGATAGAAGCCGTTCACGCAGAGATACTCGAGCACAATAGGCTTGATGTCTTCATCATCCAAATGGGCTATGAAAGCCTCTCCGAAGATATACTCCCGTAGCCAAATAAGGCCAGTCTCGAAGTACTGCTGCATGCGGTTGAAGACGGACGTGTTACGGTCTGCAGTCTTGGCAGCCGGCACATACTTCTCGAAGAGCTCCTTGGTAATGTCTTTACTGATGTCCATGGTTATTCGTTTTTGTTGGGTTCACTTGTCGGATTCTGCGTGCTTACCTTCTTGGCATCCGTGTTCTGGTCGAGCGTAGTCAGAAGGATCATCGGCACATCGGGATACACTTTCTTCTCCCAGCCATTATAGGCTATTACGAGATGATGCACGGTGAGCAGCAAGTCGTGTGTCAACGTCTCGAGGCTCTGCTTCATGGTGAAGAGCTCTCGCTTGTCTGAGCCACTGTTGTTCATCTGACTCTTGCCGGGGTTGGCGCCAGCAAGGTTCGGATGCACGTTGTCATCGTAGCAGAGCATATTGCTGACCTCAGCAATATCATCGTTGTACTCGCTGCCGGCCTTCGAGGTGTCTATTACATTGATCTTGAGCATGTGCTTCTCCTTGCCGTCGACGAGTGCCTGGAAGTCCGACCATATCAGCTTGTCGGAGTTCTCCGAGCCGGTGAGACATTCCTTGATGTTCTGAAGGAAGTCGCTCTTCATCTGCGTGAACTCTTTTGTTCCCTCGCTGATGCCTTTCGTGCGTGCCAATGAAGACCAGAACTCCACGTTCACCTCCAGATGATAGCGTATGCTTTGCCCATTCTTCAGTTTCGACCGTTTGGCAGCAGTGAGGAGCGAATAAATGTCATACCATCCGTCACGCAGTACGCCCGTCCACCACGGCGTAGGATAGATACGTCCGTTAGGCGTGGGCATCATGGCCACGACGGCGTACTTGTGTTCACGCTGATTGTCCGGTTTGAAAATGCCAAGCTCGTCCTTCTCCCTGCGTGTACGGGCAAAGAGGTCGCCGATAGGATCATCCTCATCGAGGAGCGGCACCATCTCTATTACCTCAGGCTGGGCGTTATCGTCCCAGTCGGCAAAGAAGATATGGTTGATGCGTCCGTCATCATCGGGCAGCTCGAAGCGCACGTTGCAGGCGTCCTTATGGACGATGCGCACGATCTTCGAGCGGTCACGGTTGAGGATGATGACCGACACGGCGAAAGCGAAATACTTCAGGTCGACGATCTGCTCGGCAAAGAACCGCTTGATGTTGTTACGGATGATCCAACGGCGGATATCGGGGTCTGTAGTCTTTTTTGGCTCCTTGTCGTTCATCGTGGCAAGGTCGTTGTACTCCAGTCCATGGCCATATGCGGTCAGCAGGTTGAAGTACTTATTCTGCAGCATGACCGAGTTTTTCTCCACTGCCTCGATGAGACGGTAGGGAATCTGGTTGCTTTGGCCATAATTGACTATCGTGTACTGCTTGCCTTTAATGGTGACAGGCGTCGTAGTCATCGTCTCCTTCAGCGGATAGATGTTCTGCGACGTGAATGCGCCCTGAGTCCTGTTGAAAGGAATCTCTATTATATGAGAATCAATATTCATACTTAGATATAGATTGGATGTCCGTTTACTTGGAAGAGCAGCACGTCGATGAGCTGCCGTACCTCACCGCTCTTCATGCTGCGATATTTGTGTGTTCCCCTTGTCCAGTGGCCACTCGTCACGTACCACCCGTCGTTCATCACGACCTTATGGCCGTCCTTGGCGAGTGCCACGATGGTCACGGCCTCGTGTTTCTTGGCGCACTCATCGAGGAAGAGCTGCGCGTCCTTCAGGCGTATCGGTTCCTTTACTTTCATGTCTATTCGAATGTATAATCAAACGTGGCATCGAACACGCGCTCGCGCTCGACATCCATGATGTTGTGAAGCTTCTGGCTGTATTGCCAGGTGAATTCAAACGACGGCATATTGTCGTCCTCGTTAGTGATTTCTGATTTGGAGTCGGTGATGACAACCTCTTTGCCCATCTTGCCACCGTTGAAGAGATACACAGACTGAGAACGGAAGAGGTCGTCCGCCCAATCGGCCATAGCCTCATTGAGCACACCCGTCTTAGCCTTAAACTCGCGTGTCTCGGTGATCTTATAGTTGCGCGTCATGCCGCTCACACGGGCTGACGACCTTTCATATTTCGAGTCCTTCGTATGTGTGCCGGTGCAGTAGATATACTCCCAGCATCCGAAGGAGTTCAAGAAGCACATGGCAGGAGATGGCGGAATCTCGTCCTCGATGACGATATACTCCTGACTACGGCTCCCTGCCGTGCAGACATAGCCAAGCAGCGTCTCCCCTGAGGCGATGCCTACGGCGGATGCCACCGCGGATGCAGAAACGTTGAAGTCCGACACGCTTCCTGTCGTGTTGATGGCAGAGAGCGTGGCGGTCTTGCTGCTTGTGGCTTTCGTTGTGGAGCTGTAGACAGTGGCCGTGACGGTCAGTGACGTGGCGCTGTAGGCAGAGAGGCACTCGGTACGGCCATAGGCTGTCTCCTTCGGGCCATTGAGGATCGTAAGGAAGTGAGCGTCACAGAAGGCACTGGCAGACTCTTGAACGTCCACGGTACCGAAGAGCACCGTGCCGAGCTCAGTGGTATAGGACATGCCTTTCGTACCTTCTGCATCCACATCAGCATACTCTGCAGATACGGTGATGGAGCCGTACTGCCTACAGTATGGCTCTAACAGGTCGCCGAGATCGGAGAGCGTGATGGTGCCGCTGGAGTCGGGATAGTACGTCTCAGAGATCACCTTCTCCGTGCCATACGAGCTCTTGACGGCGAGGATCACGTCGAGGGCGACGGAAGACGTCTTGAAGGAGAGGTCATCCATCGTACCCGTGAAGCTCAGTCCGGATGGTTGTTTGAGAATTGTTGC